CGAGCACGTTTGAATACACGCCGCAGGCGCCCTCCCACGGGTCCGTACGCTCCTCATACTTGAAGCCCAGCACGTCGAGACCCCGGACGAAGGTGTCGGCCCACTCCTTGCGCCCATCAATGTCAGAGGTGACATAACCAATCAGGTCGTTAGCAAGGCTGGTGAGCTGGCCGTCCTCAAGGAACTCAGCGAGGTTGGCATCGAACTCAGTCATGTCGCCGATGGTGGCGTCGGGGATAATGGTGACTTCTACGGAGCCATCATCGAAAGTGACCATCTCCGGGTCAACGATCTCGACTTCAAACTCCGCACCTTCCTCATCACCAATCTCAATGTCCACTTCAGGCTCAAGGCCTTCCGGCGCCGAGTACAGCCCGCGATCAATAGCCATCAGTAATATCCTCCGCGCCGGTACTTAAAGGGAGTCGGCTCATCCCGCTCATCACTGGGTAGGCGAATAAACCCGCCCTGCCTAAAACGCATTAGGGCCATGACCATGCTGTCCACGAGGTCGTCGTGAGACATAAAGGGAAAGCCCGCTACTTCTTCCACAAGTTCTTCAGCCCAACGTGTTTGTGGCACCCATACTAGACCAGACGCAACAATATCAGAAACAGAGTTTAACCGTGCCAACTTATCACCTGAGCCACGATGCGGTGTGAACTCCTGCACGGGTATACCCATGCGACGCATCTCTTGGTAGATGGCCGTTCCTGCTGACTTCTTTTCCACAATAAAGGAGTCCGGCTCCCAGTCCTCGTACTCCTCAAGGCACAGGCGCTTCAGCTCAGGGAACTCGTAGCGCTCCTTAATAGAGTTGAGCAGGATGATGTTGTGCTCGTTAGTCTCTTCGTTGAAGAACACGCCCCAGGTAGTCAGGCCCGTGTAGTCCGCCCGGTTGTGAGTCTCGGCAGCGGCGTCCAGGGACATGATGATGTACTCACAGGGAGGCGGCTCCTCACGGCTCCACTCGTTCCACCATTCTCTTTTTACTATGGAGGCCTCTTCAGCGGTGGGCTTCTGCTGGTACTGGGCGTTCCACTGAAACACGGGCATGGAGGCCTTGGTGCGGTGCAGGGCCTTGAGGTCAAAGAACTGGGGCCAGAGAGCCTTCTCCTTGGCCTTACCCGTCGCCCGGTCCTCGACCTGCAGGATGGCTGGGAACTCCACCACCTCGTACTGGTCCGCTTGGTCATTCTGGGCCATATCCCGAGTCACGCGCCCGGTCAGGTCATCCATGTGCCAACGTGTTTGTATGATGGCTACGCGACCCCCCGGCATCAGACGAGTCCGGGCACCGAAGGTGAACCACTCATAGGCCTTATCAAAGACCTCAAAGTTCCCGTTCAGCACGTCCTGCTCGGAGTGGGGGTCATCAACTAGGAGAAGGTCAGCACCCCGACCCGCGATAGATGACCCGATACCACAGGCGTAATACTCGCCCCCAGCGTTGGTGTTCCACCGTCCGGCAGACTTAGAGTCCGTGGCAATGTGCGTGGTCGGGAATATCTCCTTGAACTCGTCGCTCATGACGAGGTTCCGCACCTTCCGACCAAAATCTACAGCAAGATCAGTGGTATGGGAGACCATCATGACCTTCTTGTTAGGATTGCGGCCTAAAAACCACGCAGGAAAATACGTTGACACGAGCTGGGACTTGCCATGGCGGGGCGGGATATTGACGCAAATCCGGTCCTTATCGCCTCTTTCGATAGCCATGAGCATGTTTGCAAGGATTCTATGGTGTGACCCGACGATATAGTCGGGCTGCATGCGCTTGCAGAAGGCAATCAGGTCGTTATAGGCAGCACTGTTCGCTTTTCTGGTGGCTAATTCGTCCACCATGCGGTCAATTTCGGCGATTTCCTCTGGTGTGCAGGCGTCGAGGTTGTTCAGGAGGATATTTAGCTCCTCCTCGGTGAAATCTAGGGGCGTATCCGGGCTTGTGGCCGGTTGTTTGACCGCTACTGCCCCCATTTCGGGTCGTTCTCCTGCACCAAATCGTCCGCCAGGGCCTCTTTCATGGCCGCTTCTAGGTCCTTGTCCACCTTTGCCGGCATGGGAGCCTGGGGTTCGGGGTCATCGTCGAAGGTTTGCTGGGCTCTTACCTCATTCTCCGCACCATTCTCCGCTTCTCCCGCATCATTCTCCGCATCCTGCTTGTCCTCGTCCCCTACCGCTCCTAATTCGGCGTCGATGTCCAAGGCAATATCTTCGATGAGGATCGCGTCCTCAATATCTTCCTCAGGGTTCACGAGCTTCGCGAGCTTTGCACGGAGATTTTCTTTCAAGTCGTCCGTGGTCTGGTGCGTAATGGTGATCTCGGTCTTCTCGGTGAAGAGCCCAACGTCGGAAATCTTCCCAAGCAGCTCTAAGGCACGGATGCGTACTCGGGGGTCGGGGTTCTCGGTCTCTTCAATTAACTTGTTTGTGACAAGGTGGCGGATTTGTACGGCGGATTCGGCAACGCTATGGCCGAACTCCTGCAGGATGTTGTTTGCAAGGACGAGGGAAGGTGGGGTCAGCTTAGCCGCACGGGCGCTGGTGACCTTCTTTGACGTTGCTTCAGGTTTTTCTGCATAGGCCATAGACACGGTTGCCGCTACATCCTCGTCTTCTTTGTTGGGATGGAGGTCTAAGCCGTGGTCGGCTAGGGCCTCAGCGGTGTTTGCCATGGCTTCTACGCGCACCGGCAGATCAAGGGTGCGAACTTCGGGGGATAACTGCACCCCTATTTCAGGTTTTATCTTTAACGCCATCGCAGGTGCCATGTAACACCGTTGTGCGCTGTATAACAAATAAGCAGGTGAGTCGGCAAGTAAGACAACGCCGCCGCAACCGGATAGGTAGCACAAAAAATTTTTAGGCAGGGGAGGTTGGGACTCCTACCGGGGGGTCTGCTGTGTGAAGGGGGGTGGGGGTCGGCCCAGGAAAAAATGGCTTTTACTGTAAATAAAAACAGTAACAGGGGGGTCGAACTCAGTGAGGAGTGATATTCGGGTTCATATTATTAATACATATACGCGTATGGTACCAAGCCCAGCCAGCGGGGGGACCGGGTAGGGTAGGGGTCGCGTGTCGGGAAAAGCGCGTATGGGAACCGATAAAGTTTTATCGGAACCGATAAAAAAGGTGGACTACTGAGGGGAAGTTGTTACTATGGGAACCATCGAAGGGCAACGGTGCCTTTCGATCTACACACTACGGAGCATTACATTATGAGCAAGCAAACTTTCGCAGTAACCAAGCCCCTCGTTCTGAACGACGCCCAGGGCAAAGTCCTTCACACCATGGCCGGGGCCATCAAGCGCGCCAGCGCAGCGGCGACGAAAGCTTACGACACGCTCTTTTCCGACGGCGTGCGCTTCGCCCACCTGCTGGAGCCCTACCGCGAGAAGAAGGACGGGTCAGGCATGACGGGCGACCCGCGCAGCGTGTCCACGCCGGAGACTCACGCGGCGAACCTGCGCACCGTAGGCGAGGCCATGATGGGGGCGGGCACAATGTTCGCCAGGGTGACGTGCCAGGGTGTTTCCATGTCTGGCGCAGCATGGTGCGAGTACACGGGCAGCCTCACGGCTGACCAGAAGAAGTTAAAAAACCAGATGAAGGCAAAGCGCTCGCGCTACCTTGCCGATCTACGCGAGGCCCTAGGGACCCGGGCGGGCATGACCGCCGAAGAAATGAAAGTGCAAGGTGGAGGGCGCGGTACCAAGAAAGGCGCCCAGCAGCCTACCGCCCAGGCGGGTTCGGCGGAGTCCAGCAAGGCCCCGGAAGCCCGCATCATTGACGGCCTGAATGGACTCCTCAAGATCATGCGGGATACTGAATCCCTGGCCTTCGCCCCTGACGTACCGGCGGAGCATCTCCGCAAGGCCCTAGCCTTCATCGTCAACGCTAGCAAGTAACCACCACGGCCCCCGCAAGGGGGCCTTTTTATCGGAGCCGATAAAATGACGAAAGATCGCCTTTATGATTTCCTTGTCCCCATTGTGGGCTGGACCCTTATCATTACCTTCTGCACCATTGCCGCAACTTTCGGCCTTTTCTTTTTCTATGCCTTCACCACCTTCCTTTTCTTATCCTAACTTCTTTACACTACGCGGGCTGGGATGGTTTCCGGCCCGTTGCCTTCCCAGCAGGGGGGCCCTTCGGGGCTCCCCTTTTTTTGTCTTAAATTTTTTGATGCCAGTTCTCGTAGCAGCGTCGCGCCTCGGCAGGGTCGAGTTCTATTTTGTTCCACTGTGTAACGTGTTTCGGCGTTGTTATCAACGCGGGGGTGTCAACCTTTTTTGGTTTTTTATCGGAACCGATAAAATCCTATAATGTTCCAAGAAACCAGTTCTCATAGCAGCGTCGAGCCTAACGTAGTTGTCACGTTTTATCAGGTTTTATCGGAACCGATAAAAGCACCGGGAGCCGGGGACCGAGGCCAAATCGCGTAAGTCATTGATTTTTCTATAATGTTCCTAATGTTCCGAATGTTCCGCTAATGTTCCGTGACATGGGAACATTTATGAAACGCTATGTCCGGTGACAAGCAGCGACAGATGACGATGAAATTGAACGTAGTTTTAGTGATAGATAGTTATAATATATTATATATTTTTTTTAGGTAACCTAATGTTCCGTAACCCAAAAATTGAGCGTTGCCCTGAGAGTTCCCCTGCCCCCTTGCGAATGTTCCCACCCCTCACTCCGCCACCTCAGCCCCTCGTCGTTTTTTGGAACATTAGAACATTGGAACATTACTTGTAAATCAAGCACTTGCGAGACCCCCCTATGGAACAAAATAGAACAAAATAGTTCCCACCACTTTTTATCGGTTCCGATAAAACCTAAACGCTCCCTATAACTACTTGACACAAGTACATAGTTGGGTTATAATGGCCCTTGAAAGCTGGAAGAAAGAAGTTCACACCAAGTTTTATCGGAGCCGATAAAACTCAACACCACGGAGAACGACATGAACAGAGGACGACTGATCGACCGAGTGATCAGGCAGATCATGGTGGAGGCACATGAGAACGACTACACCGCCATCGGGGGGCTGCTCGACTGCCTGACCACGGAACAACTTGAGGCCTACTTGCCGGAGGACGACATGCCCGAACCAGCCAACGTAATCGTGCATGATCTTGGGAGCGACACCACGATGACCTTTACGGGGGGCGTGCTCCCTGCCTGGGCTGTGCGCTATGCCTATGCCGAGAAACACAATCAGATGCCCCAACTTCTTCACCTGCACGGCGACGAGTCCCTGCTGAATACTCATTTCCCTTTGGTCCGTGGGCCGCGCACTGTGGCCTGCGGTGATTTCGTCGCGTTAGAAGAGGAGGAGTGAGCGATGGGCTATTCCCTGGACGACTGCCTGTTGAACCCCTTTGAGGTATCCCGTGCGGAGGCCCGGCGCGAAGTGGAGAACCACGATGCAGACTGGGACACATTCATTGAGGAGAACGGCGACCGTGCCGAGTACTGGTCCGATGAAGTTCTGGGCTGGCTTGGCTGGGCGTGAGGAGGAGTGAGTGATGGACAAGTTAAGAGAGCTGAACGCCGAGTGCGATGCCCTGGTGGAAAAGTCTTTGCGAGAAACCCTGGGAGGCTATGCCGAGTTCAAGAGCGAAGCACTGCGCCTGCTAGCCAAGCGCCACGGCGTCGAGGTGGAGGTGATTGATATACCGGTGGAGGAGAACGAGCAATGATCTACCGTCTAGTGAGCTGGGTTTACACCCGTATGTTTTCTGGGCCCCGGTGCCCTGACTTTGAACCCGAGTGCTGCGTATGCCAAGCGTGGCGAAAACACGATGAATGGTTTGAGTGAGAGGAGAACGAACTATGCGTACGCATAACTGCGTCGAATGCGGAGGGGTGGTGGCTGAAGCTCGCTGGGCCTTGGGCTATCGAGAGTGCTTGCAGTGTGGTGAGTACCGAGCCCGTCAGCGTGTGCATACCATCGCTCCGCTCCACAAGAGTAACTACATAGTAATTACCACGCCCCAAGACCTCATGGGTCTAAACAACAAAGGAGGCTTTTATAGGTAGTACAAGTGACAAGTATTGACAAGAAGTGATAAGTGTGAGACAATATGTTCTCAAGTCGCAGTACCAACAACACACTAACTTTTATCGGAACCGATAAAACCAACGACACACGGAGAAACACATGAGCGTACTTACCCTGAACAACCTGCTGCGTACCACCGACACGGCGCAGCACAACACCCAACCCGAGCCCAACTTCTCTGCACCATCTATTGCAAGCGCCGCCATGCTCGTCGAGCTGTCTATCAGTCAGTGGACGGCAGCTAAGAAGGACAAGGGCGCGACCGAGGACCT